GTATCTTGTTGAACTCTAGTTTTTAAATTTTCAATTTGAAATGTAAACTCTTGTTCAGTAATCCACTTTTGTGTATCTACACTTTCTTTTTGAAAAGCAGATTGAAAAAACGGGTCTTGTTGTTTATCTTTTAAATAAAATTGAGAAAGCTCTGCATAATCATTTTGCCAATTATATTGTGGGTTATTTCTATTTTCATAATAACGCTTTTTCATCGTGTTAGAAAATTCTTCATTAGAATTTATAGCGTACTGTTTATAAGCACCAACCCTAGCCCAACCATTGTAGATAGAGGGGAAGCCTTCTTGATGAGCTTTCCTAGCATCATCTAAAGTCATTTGGTTTACAGTATTAGCACCTAATACTTCGGTCTCTAAATTTTCTCTTTGTACTTCTTTTTTTACAAGTTCTTGTATTTTAGGATTAAACTGACCAAGTGCATCACTTAATAATTCAAAATTATTTTTACCAGTAGGTGCTGGAAGATTAGCAACTGCAAGTGTTTTTATATCAGGTGCGTCAGTTAAATTAACGTTAATTCCTAAATCTGTATTTATTCTTTTAGCCATATTTAATTATTAAGGTAAACTACTATTAAGAGAATCTAAATTAATTCCTGTTGAAGTAAAACCAGTTGTTGATCCTACAGGTGTTTTTGGTGCTGGACTATAACTAGCCACAGCCACATTAGCAGCCGCTTTAACTGCATAAGATAAGAATGAAGGTCTTACTGCTCTAGGTAAAGCTAATATTTGATTACCATAGCTTCTATTTTGAGTTTCTCTATTCTCATCTATAGACCTAACATAATTTTCATAGTTAGAATCAATAGTATTAAATGCAAAACCTCTTTGTCTTTCTATATCTCCTAATAGTGTGTCCGTAATATTACCACCAATATTTTTCTCACCTATACCAACTTTAGCTTCGGAAAGTAATTTTTTAGCTTTAATATTTGTTTGAAATTTCTGTAGAGAAGTCTTTTCAGTTTCTCTTTCTTTTTTCCTAATTAAAGCGTTATCACTATATATAGCTTCATTTCTAATCCTAGTAGCATTAGACTCTGCTGTAGCATTAATATTTTTTGCGTTACTACTAGCTGCCTTATAATCGTTAACGGCTGAAAATGCTTGTAATACTGCATATGCTGTTGGGTCGCACATAATTTAAAAGTCCTCTCTTTTTTTCATAAAACCATAAAATTTAACATTGTTAAAATACTTGTCGTTAATTATTTTAAACCCACAATACTTAATCCATTTAAGATGTAGGATATTTCTACTATCTATATAATTAAATAATACAGGAAATTTAGATTGCATCTCATTAACTCTATCAATACAATTTTTAATAAAAGTTTTTTTTAATTTGTATAATTCATTAGTACATAATAAATATGGGTAGCCAATGTGATTATTGTATGGTGAGTTACTTACACCATAAATACCAGCTACTTTATTATCTACTAAAAAACTTTTTGCATAATTTGATTTTAAAATACTATCTTTTAATTTATTATATATATCATTACTGCCAGTTATAGTTTCTACTTCTAATCTATCTGCTTTTCTTAAATTAAGAGTTAAATCTACAATGTCAAATAAGGTAGTATTTCTTTCTTCAATATTCATTATATAGATATACGTGAAGATAAAATTGTAAATAATCCTTCCCACTCAGCCGATAAGAAATTACAAGGCAAATAACTATCACTTGTTATTTCCATTTCTATATCTAAATTACGACATTGTACAGGAACTTGAAAGTCCCCGCTTTCTAATATGGGTTGACCTAATGTAAAATTACTAGAGCCAAGTATTTGCCCTGTAAATTTGTGTATACTAGCTGTTCTAGCTCTTGGGTATAAAGTTACTGTAAAAAATCCAGTATCTCCATAAACTAATTTTAATTTTTTAAGTTGTAGTCTACCTGTATTAATAGTTGATGATGAACCACTACCTTTTTGTTCTCTAACATAAAAAGTAGAAAATCTATATTTAAATGTATATTTATTACCTAGATATACTGGACTAGTAGAATAATTATCAGATACAATAACAGTTGTAGAAGTGGAAGATAAAACATCAATTGATCTTCCTTTCATTGTAGAAGACCAACTACCCCCTAACACTACGCCTTTTGTATTTGTGTCTGGGTATGGTAATGTAAAAGTAGTTTGATTAGTACCAGAATTATAAGTTCCAGTTAATAAAACTTTTCTGTCTAATAAAACAGGAAAATTTAAATTAGTATCAACTTCATTTGTTTTTAAATTTATTTTTTCTAAATATGTACCGTCTGCTCTTTTAATAACTAGAAAGAAAAATGTTTCTATAGATTCTCCATCTAATAGTACAGTACCACTTGGGAATATATATTTAGACCAAGACTTTTGTAATGATCTATTATTAGCATCAAAATAAAATTTATATATTCCTAAAGCATTTCTTTCACCACTTAAAAAAGCAAATATAGTATTTTCAGTAGTAGAACCTTTTAATGAGTTAATTCTACCAGTTAAATATCTAGGTACATTTAAAGAAGTATCTGTAGCTTCTTTAGTTAATAAATCTTGTGAAATAAAATATTCACTAACACCAGCGAAACTTCCTCTTTTAAATGCAAAGTAAACGTTCTTACCTACTGGTATTGGTTTACAAATAGGGTCAATCTCATACTCAGTAGCTTGATTAATAGATACTGTTTTAGAAGTTAATGTTTCTTCTGGTTTTAATAAAAATTGTGTTTGATCTGCAAATAATAATAATTCTTCGTTTAAACTTACAGCGTATTTTAAATTAGAAACTCTGTTATGGCTTACTGCTACATCTACTGCATCATCATCTAAAGATGTAGTAACTGTTTCTGGGTAGAATGTAAAAAATTCACTTACTTTAGAAAACACAACATTCTCACTTGCTAAAAACCCTAATCTATTTCTATAGAAGAAAATATCTTGAATTTTATTACCAACGAAAGATGGGTCACTAGCTGTTACACTATCACCACAAGTTCTTCCGTTGTAAACTGGAGTCGTATAATTTACTGCACTAATTGTGTAAACAGAACCATCAGCTTTAGTAAATCTAAAATTACCATCGGCTGTTCTAATTAATAAGTGTGGTAATGTTGCTGTATTAAAATTATTATCTAAACCAGATTTAACAGTTTCAACCCAAGCAGAACCGTCCCATTTAACATAATAATTATCAAACTCTGTACCTTGGTCTCCTACTACTTCTATTTCAAAATTAAGATAACCTTTATATGGTAAATCAGAAAAACTTTTTATTTTATCTTTTACTAAAATTAAACCATCTCCACCAAGACCGTCTGATACTGAAGCAGTAAATGTTCCTGCTGTTTTTGATAAATAAATAATTGAACCATCTCTAACTATTGTATAACCAGTTGGAAATGAAGTTACTAAATCATTGTATAATTCAGTTGCTATATTATCGGTAGTAATACTTGAAGCATTACTAGCTGTGCTATTATCTAAAGTTGTAAAACTAGCTACGTTAACACTATCTATATTAATTTTATAAGTAGTTGCATATTGACCGTTCTTAACATAAAAAATTGCTTCTGCTGGTCTAACAGTTGATGCTGTCCCAGATTTTGCAACTGTAATAGTTTTATTAACTATAAATGTGAAATCAGCGACAGTTACTAAATTTATATCTTCTAATGGATTAGTAGTTGTTAAATAAGTTAATGAAGGTGCTACAACTGTTTTTTGAGTTCCATTTAAATCATAAACTTTTATAGAACCATTATTAACTAATACTGTGTATCTTTCTACACTATCTCTGTTTATGAAATGTACTTTACTATTTTCAAAAGTATCTGAATTTAATTTAGCTACGTGTATAGTTGGTGGACGTTTACCAAGACCATATACAACATCTGATAAACCATTTTCTTGTGTTTCTGCTTGATTAGGTAATCTTATTGTATCTGGTTGTTGAGATACCCCATTTAACAAATTGGGAATACTTGTTGAAATTAATCTTGATGCCATTATTCATTAACAATTGAAGATTTATCTGGTTGGTAATTTCCTCTGTCTAATACTCTATAGACATCATAATTACCTGTAAGAATATTATGACGACCTATATCGCCCTCTGTTTCTTTTAAATTCATATAAGCCTGTAGTTCATCAACCTCGTGAAATTTATGTAACTCGGCAGATACTAACATTCTATCTTGGAAAATTCTAGAAGCTCTTATCATTACATAATGTCTAGCTACTTCTGGTAATTCTTCAAAATCTAATAAGAATACAATATTAACTTTTACTGTACCTGATATAGTATATGTGTTGTTAACTCTGTCATATAATTTTCTATTACGTTCTACATAATTATGTAATCTAGAAGATTCAGCTAATTCTACACGTAGTGCGTTAGAGGGTAAAACAATTTCGTTGTTATTAGTAGGTACTAAAGAATAATTAATATCTGTATTAAAAAACCAACCACGAGACTGTACCTCTCTAGAAACGTGATCTAAAATTTGGATTGCAATAGAAACATCATTAGTAGTAGCAGATGTTATACTAGATACTGGAATTTCTCCGATACTAGTAAGCATAGTATTAACTGCTTCTAGTTTTGATGTTACTGTTAAAGGCATAAATAAATAATTTTAATTTTGTATTAAGAGGGGGAACTTTCATTCCCCCAATCTTAATTTACATTACAAGGTAATTAAGCTGTCTTAATTTCTAAAGACGCTTCTGGTCTTAGAACACCATGTCCTGCTGCATATTTAGCAACAAGTAATGTTCCTTGATGTCTTGCAGAGTATTCCATCTCTGTTGATAGGTCTAATAATTTAACCGTACCTACAGCACTTTTGTGCCATACGCAACCAACAGTAGTAGAGAAGTTTCCTCCTAGACCACCGCCAGAACCAACGATAGAACCTACACCAACGCCAGTAGTAATATTAGCTGATGGTAATTGATTTGTTTTCACAATTTCAATTCCAGCAATTTTTAATACTTTACCGTCGGCATAACTTCCCGAACCACCGAAATCTCTATTGATTACGGCTGCAGTAGTGTCAGAAACCATACTGTAGTACGCTTGTGGCGATACAGCGGCATATCTGTCTTCTGATGGAACGTTAGCTTCGTCTAGTAATCTTGCGGCAGCATAAATTGATGCGGCAGCAGAAGCACCGTTTGTGTTAAAGTCAGCGTCAGTTATAGTTTGTCCAGCAGCTTGTGGAACAGCGGCAGACTCTCTAGCATTTTTCACTAACATTTGGTAGATGTGTTTGTCCATTTGATTAGCTAGAGCAATACCAATTTCTTTGGCGTAGATGCTTCTAACTTCCCAAGATGATTTAGCTTCTTCAATAGAAGCTATAAACACATGAGACACTAGTAAATCTTGAATTGATACAATTCTTTCATTACCATTTATTGTTGAACCAGTTAGTTCAGTACCAGCAGCGTGGTATGCAGCAGACGCTTTTCCAAATACTGGAAATGTTGCTGACTTACCGTTAGCTATAGTACGAACCATAGTTCTGTCTAGGGCAGTATTTGCTGTTTCAAAAGCAGTCAAAGTCTCACCTGAAAATAATTTCAGGAAAAGAGCATTTTGATCGCCTGCACCAGCAGCCTGACCTATATACGAAGGAGTATAATTTGCCATTATATTTCCCTTTCTTATAAGTTAAGTTGCTTAGTTAAGTTTAAAAAACAGCTTATTTAGGTAACAAAATTGTCGTCCCTCAGGACGGTTAAGACTTTAGGTAAGCGTTAACATCAGTCGGGTCTAACTAATTAACCCAAAAGAATTTCTATAAAATATTTGATCTAGATAATTTTAATTCAACTTTTTGTCTGAAAGCTGGGTCTTTTTGGTAAAGAGGATTTTTCATATCTTCTTTTAATTGAGACACACTTTCATATCTTTCTCCAGTTGAATTTGAAGAAGATGATTGACCTAAACTTATTTTAGGTTCTTTACTTTCTACTCTATATCTAGCGTTCATTCCTCTAATAGTAAATAAAGCAGTAGCGTCGTCGCTTGCAACTCCTCTATTGAAAGCATCAACTTCATCTTCAGTTAAATTATTAGAAATCCAATCAGTCATGG